TCCAGTACAAACCACTCCATCAAAATCTCTAAATCCTTTCGATGTTAAGATTTGCATTTTCTCTGGATTTTTATTTATTTTTTCGGACACCCAAGGCTTCGTGGTTCCAACGTTAAATCTTTCATGCACTAGGTATGATAATTCAGCTTCTTCTTTATTATCGAATATATCGATATATTTTTTTTCAAAGTTCTCTATACCATATTTTTCAATTGCCAATTTAATTAGCTTTCCGCTACCCATATATCCATCATCTAAATTGTCGGTTTTATGGAACCCGACATAAAACCTTCCATTTATTTTATTAGTTATTTTATAGACGACGGTATAATACATATCATTATTCTCTTGTAATTTATGTATGTATTCATACTTAGAAGAGTTTGCGTTTATAGAATCTATATCACAGTGATAAACAGATTCTGAATCATCAGAAAATGTAACTTTAGTATCTCCAGAAACACAGTTAATACTTTGACCGCGAATTGAAGAGGATGTAGTTGATGCAGCAAAAACTTGACTACCATTACCCAATTCAATATAACGTTTATTCCAAGTCACTACACCCACTTGGAGGAACCAAGGGAGGTTTTCATACATTAACTTAATTCTATCTAAAACTTCTACAGCGGCAGCAGATTTATTCGCTAGAATTGCAACATTGATATTCTTACTGAAAATGATCTTGTAAAGTAAATACGCCGCTACGATAGTTGTCTTTCCGTTCTGCCTTGAAAGTAAATTAACTATAAAACGATTTTCTAAAAACGCATCAATCATCTCATCTTGGAATGGGAATGTATTAAAGTTGATAATACCTTCATCGAGTGAAACGATTTTACAATAAGTTTTCACAAAATACTTTATATCACCAGCGCACTTCATTAGTTCGCTAATTTCATATTCAGCAAATTCATAATGAACACCAGCCTTTTTTAATAGCTGATTCCCATTATAATACTGTACGCGCGTTTTCTGAGATCCTTTATTTTTCATGTATAAACTTATGCAACAAATATAAAGTATTTAGTTAAATGAAATTTATATACAACCCGTATTGAGTGATAGTTTTTACTATAAGGAATAATTATCGAAAGGAACATCGATAAGGAAATACAATCACAGAAATTGTAAAAATCGTAAAATTTAGTCGAAAGTTTTACTAAATAATACGAAACACATACAGACGCAAATCACCGAACTTATCTCCTGTCTGAGTCGAAAGCTATCGAGGAGACGCTAAAGTAAACCATCTAGGTTGATCTTTCCCCCGCCATTGTGGAAAGACCGTAAGCGTAGTTACTTAACTCTTGAGCGTCAGGGTTATTTAAACTTGGGAATTATTATTCCGACAAAGTAGAATCGAACTGCTGAAATGCAGGTAATGGATGTAGAGTTAGGCTTAGAAAAGCAACACATCCGTAAGTCGATAATAGAATTTATAGATATTGCATCTATAGGTTTTAATAATTCTAGTAGACATTTTTATGTTGAGCGGATTATCGGGCGTTGTTATATAGAGGTATATAATGAGGTAATGGGAGCCGGTAGAGAAACGTAACTCTACCCCATGTATTACTATGAATAAAATATATAATAAAGAAATCTTAAATTAGTATAGACTTTCCGAAGGAAAGGATATACGTTAAATTATGGAACGAAGCGACGCGAAGTGTAATAATTTAACCCTTAGAAAAGGAATCTACAAAAGGAATTATAAATCCAAATGAAAAGGAATCTTAAAAGGAATATGAAATCCATTTACATTAGGATTTGAAAAGGAATTATAAATCCAAATGAAAAGGAATCTTAAAAGGAATTATAAATCCAAATGAAAAGGAATCTTAAAAGGAATTATAAATCCAAATGAAAAGGAATCTTAAAAGGAATATTAAATCCATTTACATTAGGATTTGAAAAGAAATCTACAAAAGGAATATTAAATCCATTTACATTAGGATTTGAAAAGGAATCTTAAAAGGATTAAGGATTTCGCTTCGCTTCATCCTTAATCGTTTCCTTCGGAAACGGATACCAATGATTATTCAAAAGGGATTCTTTTAAGATTTCATTACATTAGGATTCGGATTTCTTTTAAGATTTCTTTTCTAAGAGTTAAATTGCTTCACTTCGATTCTTCGATTCTTCGACTGCTTCACTTAGATTCTTCGACTGCTTCACTTCGATTCTTCGACTGCTAAGGAATAACTTTTTGTTTATTTAATATTCTTTCTATTACATCTTCAGTAGTAGTTATTAAGACATTTGTAGAGGAAATAATAGATGTTCCTTCTTCATTATCTCGTTCTTCCTTTTTAATATAATCATCATTTGCATCGATAAGGGTTTTCATGAGATTAATAGTAACCTCATACATTCTAGCACTTTGCGTTTCTTTCGAAAGGGCTTTCATATCATGAAACATATCCATCCCTTCTTCAATAAGAAAGGATTTATTTTTAGATGCTATTTCAACAGTTATTTCTTTCACTGCCGCTTCGCGTAGCGCGATTTCCTTTTTACGTGCTTCGGGATCAACTGGAATACTATTTACATCAAACATAGTTTCCATGGATTTAGTTATTGCATCAATTTCCATAAGTGATAATTTCCTCTATTTCATGTGGATCAGTTGGACCCGCTGAATTAGGAATTACTTCTTCAGTTAATTGGAAATAACGTCTATCAAGTTCCTTTTGAGTTACATCTACGATTGCTTTCTTGATGATTGTAGAATCCCTTACATTTGAATATAAGAATGCCTTAGCAGTAAATTGAATAGTCCATATTACAGTCCTTTTACTATCAAATGAACCTTCATAATCAATTTCGTGAGAAACTGTATTAAGTACAATAGGAATATCAGTTGATAATTGAAATTCTTCTTTATCCTTTATCGTTAGATTAAGTGTAGGCGTAAAGAACGGAAGAATTTGTTCAACGATTTTTAATGATTCTTCGAATTTTTTCGACGCGATATACAAAGAAAAGTTATAATCATATGCAATTCTATTGAACATCATTTTTTGATTATTTTCACGTCTGTCAATAAACTTGTTTAATGAGTTAGTATGACGCTCAGGCGCAAAGTTCATACTATCCATTTCGAATGCCATTCTTGGCAGAACTATCATATAATCTGTTGATTCTTGATCCGGTTTTGAATGTATATATTCAATAAATTTTTCTTTAGGCGCAAAACTAATTGGAACTCTAATTTCTTCATTATAATCATTCACGAACCTAATTTCATCGAACAGCGATCCAAATGCGGTTATGATGTTTTTAGTTGTGTTATAATAAAAAATTGGTCTCATTTTCTAACCGATGTGTTTAAATCAATAAATGTCTGTACTTTATCAGTAAATGTGCTCAATGCGGTTACACATTCAACACAATTCATTCCGTCCTTTGAATCTGCGAATTCGGCTACTACCATACCGTCTAAAATAGACTTTCCCTGTCGCTGAATAATAATAGGACAAAGAATAGCAGAAGCAACTCCACGTCGAATAAAATAATCCTTAAATACACTACTGTTTATAGTGTCAAATGAATTAAACGCTACACATTTACCCTCTGTAAATTTCTCAAATACTGGATGAAGAATATTAAGGGGATAATTTTGAACCAATTGATATGCTGTACTCATAGTTGTATTGGAAATAGTTTCATTTGTAATAGAAAACTTCAAAAACGCAAGCCCCGAAATTGAATCTACGCCATTATGAAATAGCGCAATATACACGCGCTCAAGCGATGGATTTATAGCGGTTAATTCGGTTGTAGCGACTTCTAATTTTGCATTAATTGAACTGTTAGCTTTAAATGATGATGCAATTTGCTCAAGATATGAATGTCCGCCGAAATTATCCTTTATTTGTTGCCATGTGTTTATATTGACAAAACTCAATATAATTAGTGCTATAATTAAAGCAACCTTTTCCGTTAGAATTTCTAACAATTTTTTGCTAAATTTGATTATCCAAGTTTTTATTTTTGATAACATGTTAGAAGTCTCCGAATGGGTTTGATTCACTAAAATCAATAAGCGAATCTGAATTTGTTTTTATCGGATTATTTATAGCTTTATTAACTTCACTTGTGTTAGTAAACGCATTGAATTCATCAATCTCTACATTACCAGTATTAAACTTCTCATAAGAATGAATATATAATTCACATGTCATTTTATACACAAATAACTTTCCAAATTGGAAAAATGGATCTTCGTGTTCCACGTGATTAATTTCAAACATACTAGATGTTACTGGAATAAAAATTAAATCTCCGGGAACGGGTTGTAACCTATCAACAGTAATAGTCGTAAATTCTTCTTTGAATCTTTTCTTCGATACGGTAAAATTAACAGTATCTTTAATCTGAAGCCCGAACTTACTCATAATATCGCCTTCGCCACCAAATCCAGTGATTTCTTCGACGTGAACTTCAATAGTTATGAAATCATTATAACTTGTGTTTTTAGTCTCACCTAAAATTGCGTCGTAGTTAAGGCTTTCGCGCGGTATATAATAGATATCCATGCCTTTCATTTTAATGGATTCAATAACTAAACTCTCTCCTAAGTTTTGTTCATTGGTAGAGTTTAAATGATTGAAATATGAGCTTACTGCCACGTAAAATTCCTCATCCCATGTAGAAATCCATAGGCAATTCGTATGTTGTTCTTAATTGTTCTTCAAGTGCTTCAATGTCATTTTTTGCATCATCATAAATCTGGCGCCCATTAAGCGTCATACCGCCGATTAGAGCAATCCCTTCATATTTGATTAGATTCTGTCCCCATTGTTGTTTGATCAACGCGGCGGCATAATATTGTAACCAAGGACTTTCAAAAACTTGAGGAAATTGTTCACCGTTGATATTAACAAATGCTTCCATGACAATAATATC